ATAAGAGGAGATGAGTTGCCATCTGGTCTCGATTGGGCGGTTTATGATTGGGCTGTGAACTCCGGACCGTCCAGGGCAGCGAAGGCGCTACAGAAGGCGGCAGGGGCATCACAGGATGGAAAGATCGGGCCGATGACCCTTAGATCGATCGCAAACAATGAGCCAAAGGATTTGATCGAGCGGGTTTATCATTCCAGGCAAACATTTTACGAGCGGCTCAAGACGTTCGACACATTCGGCAAGGGTTGGACGCGGCGGAACAAAGAAACCCTCGAAACCGCTCTTGAAATGATATGATCGAGGTCGGGATGTCGAGAAAGGGTGAACTCACGATCACCTCGGATGGCATCCTGATTGCCCATGTTTGGTTGCCGGAAAAGGATCGTTTGATCCTGGTGACGGAAATACTCAAGAGCCTAAAGAAAAACCCTGCCACGATGGGCAGGGTGAGTTGAGCATGGTGTGCTTGCATGGAAGTTTAATTATACCTTTTTTCCTGTAAAAACTCAACCAAAGACCCTCTCAGATCGGGTTCACCCCAAAAGAAAATCATCAACAGGGCAAAGCCAACCCAAAAACCGGAAGCCACCACCGGCGATCCATAAACCTTTTTTTGCACTTTATCACTCATCGTCATATTCCTTTGCTTTTACGCCGAGGCCATCGCATCCCTCGCAACTGCCCATCGCGGTGTCGATATATCCAATATCGCGGTTGAAACTTTGGGGTTTGTAAACGTCGATCTCGACCTCACCCCAGCCATCGCAATCGCGGCAATTCTCGGCCTCGATCCAGATGTCGTTGCCATGTGAAACCCATATGCCGGTGGCGTCCCGCCTGATCGTTGTCATTTTTCACCTCTCAACCATTTGAGTTCATCGAGCAATTCCAATTTGTGCTTTGTCGCGGCCTCGAGTTTTTGTGTCAGCCTGGCGATCTCATTGCGCTGCACCGCAATTTTGGATTGCGCGGCGGCATATCGACGATTGAGGGAATCAAGTTGGCGCTGGGATTGGGCGTTTTGGTTTATCGCCATCGTCATATCATTTAACGACATATGGAAAATCCTTTGGGGTAAGTTCCGGCAAATCTTTCGCCGGTTCGTTTTCGCTGGTCATCGCCCGAATACGGAAAAAGCCGCGATGCTCGGGAAATGTATTCATGTACCATCGAGCATAATATGGCCGGTGATTGTTGTTCAACTTAAACGTCGATCGACCCTCATCATCGGCCTGGTCTGTTTCCCACCGGATGCGTTCGAATATGGCGTTGGTCGAATAATTGTTAAAACCTCGAGAGACCATTTCGCGGGTGAATTTAACGAACAACCGCCAAACCTGGGGATGAGCCTCATGGAACTCTTTGGCCGCATCCTCGAGTTCATCTTTGCGGGTTTTGGTTTGAGTGAATAAATCCATTTTAACGGTTCCTTTCATGCGCCAGGCGTCCAAGCCGGTTGGCGAGTTTCTCAAGATGATCGGGGTTCACATCGGGTTTGTCAGCGATCGCAGTGTAAATCGCGTTGCACAGTTGCTCAGAGGGCAGCGCAGAGGCGGCGTCATAAAGCATATATCCCGGCGCGATGTGGGGGTTGATCTTTATTGATCGCGGGGTTGGTTTGCATTTGAAAAACATATTTATGGCCTTTCCAGGATTTCGAACTCGCACAATGACGATGGCTCTGGCCACCAAACCGTCCAGGCAAAATCCATTGTCGCACTTTTGCCGCGCTCTGGGGACATTGCGGGACGCCAAGACAGGGGCATCACATATCGAGGGCCAGTTCTCTTGAACAATTCAAGCCGGCGACCGGCGTTCCAATATGTAGCTTTCAGCAACATTGCGAATGGGACGCCAAACATCCTGGATCGTTCGATGAAATCCACAGAAATGTTGAATGGTGGATTCGTGACGATCATATCGAACTCAGGGTGGTTGTCGGTTAAAAAGTTTTGGCCAGGCGTTCCAAAACCTCGATCGTAAAGGTCGGTCGATTCAACCGAAAAACCACGATCCAGGAAAACCTTGGAGATTGCGCCATCACCGCAAGCCGGTTCCCAGATGATTTTGTTTTTCCAGAACGTATCCGGCAAGGCATCGATCAATGCGATCGTGCATTCCGATGGCGTTGCATAGAAATCAGACTCATTGCGTTTGTTTTTATCGGACGCGCCACCGATTATCGTTGAGGCTCTCATCACGGCACCATGACCAGGATGGCAAACAATGTGCCGAAAAGGGCAATGGCACCGAGGATGTCACCCCAAATGCCGAGATCACTTTCGAGTTGCTCGATCATGCGTTTGAGTTGCTGGAACTTTGTCATTTTATTCAATCCTTATTCAGTTGATGGGGTGAGAATATAGGTGGGAGATATATTCGTCAACGACTATTGTTGACCTCGCGCATATGTTTGATAAGTTGGGGCCATATATAGTGGAGCAAACCCGATGGCATACAAGAATTTCCTAATCAGCATCCGCGAGGATGTGATACAATCAATGAAGAAGCTGAAAAAAGACACGCGCGTTCCGATGAACGTTCACTCGGAACAATTTCTGATTGAAGGTTTGCGGCAATACGGGATCAACCTGCCTGATTATCAGCCGGTAATCGATGAAGGCAATGAGAAAGATGGTTAATCCAAAAACAAAAGGTTCCTCATTTGAGCGATTAGTCGCAAAAGAATTAGAGGATTTATTGGGCATTCGGTTCGATCGAAACCCATTCGAGCAGCAACGCCAGGCGAATCAACCCGATCTTGTGACCAGGTTGCAATCCTGGCCATTCTCGATCGAGTGCAAACGATACAAAGGCGGATCATTTATGCCGGCCTGGTGGAAGCAATCCAAAAGCGCGGCAGAGGCTCACGGCAAGTTGCCATGCGTGATCTACAAGTTCGACCGGCAACCGATATGGGTCGCGGTCAGTTGGGAAGCCATCGGCGCAATGAACGGCGTCGAATACAATGAGGATGACCTGGTATTCATGAACCTCGAATCATTTGCGTTTGTGGCGCGGGAAATTATGTCAGCGGAAAGAATCAGCAATGGATAACTATAACATGGAAACTTTCGTTTATTTCGACCTGGAAACAATACCAAGCCAATCGCCGGCGTATCTCGAGCGATGCCTGGGCAAAGTGAAGCCACCGGCATCGATCAAGAAACCGGAGTCGATCGAGAAATGGTACGCAGAGAGCGCAGTAACGGCCGCGCAAGATATGTTCGACAAATCATCGTTCGATGGTGGCCGAGGGCATATTTGCACCATCGCCTGGGCAAAGAACGATGGCGAGATCAAATGCTTTCACGCCGCAACCCTCGAGGAAGAAAAGCCATTGTTGACCGCGTTTTTCAATGACCTCGATCCATACCATTCCCAAACCCTGATCGGTCACAACATCATCGGGTTCGACATTGGGTTTCTACGCAAACGCGCGGTCGCGCTGGGCGTCAAATTGCCTGGGCGAACAACATTCCCGCGCGATCCGAAGCCCTGGGACAAAAACCTCAAAGACACGATGATAATGTGGGCCGGTGGCGGCAAAACAGTCGCGCTCGATGAATTATGCGACATCATGGGCATCAAGGGCAAAGACGGGTTCGATGGGTCGATGGTTGCCGATGCCTGGCGCAATGGCGAACACGGCAAAATCGCAGAATATTGCCAGGATGATGTGATGCGCGTTCGGGAAATCCACAAGCGGTTCATGGCGGTCGATTGGTGATGAATGAATTTGCAAAACTAACTCATCCGATGCGATTGGCGATTGGATCGATCGGTTCATGTATTTCTAAGAGCGCGACACCTGACGTTTGGGAGTTTGTCATCAACAAAACCCTCGAGGGCAAATATGAATCGGTCGCCGAATACCTGGTCGATCTGGCGATCGAGGAATCATTCAAAGGCAAATAAAAAAACCCCGAGGCAATTAAATCCTCGGGGTTCGTCCATTCAAGATTCAAGCCGCAAATCTAAAATGGAATCTCATCGTCCAGGTCAGCCGGTGCTGGGGGTGATGGTGGAGCCTGGAAGTTCTGCGCAGTCACCGGAGCGGGGGCAGAGGGCATCGGATCAGGATGAACCGACATCGGGGCCATCTGAGCCTTGAAGCGTTTCAAGCCAGCCTCAACCCGATCTTTCATCCGCTCGGAAAGCAACTCGAACGAATTGTTATCCTCGGGCAGCGAGTTGATATATAGAATATCGCCGGAAGGTGACAAAGGTTGTTGACCCCGACCCAATGGCATCATCGCGCCGATGTTTGCGTATTTGCCATCCTCAGAGTGAACGACCGAGATTTGCAAAGGTTTCCCCAAAACACTTTTGAGATCGAACCCGCCGAGTTCCTCGGCAGTGAATGACCGGCCGCGCCATGCCTCGAGGTCTTTGCGGAGCCTGGCCTTTTCATTCAGCGAAACAGTGTAATTTTGCATCATCAAGAATGGGCGGCCATCCGCCATATTCTCATCGATCTCGAAAGCCAGGTGAATTTGGTGCTTGTCACCATAGTTCGTTTCCTGGATGCCCATGTTCAAAAGGCGGGTGCAGACAGCGCGATAAACGCCGACAGGGGCGAGTTCATAGTCGCCGGATGTTTGTGATACTAGCATTTGTATTCCTTTTCTATTCACACGCAATATATGGTGAATATATTGCTCGGCTATATTCGGGGTTGATTTCGTCGGTGTCAAGCGTCAAATTGGGTCTCACCAAACAGAGGTGAAAAGCATGGAAAAAACATTTTTAACCGGATTTGGGGCATATGATACAAAGATCAAAACAGGCGAAACGTATCAAAACCTCGAACTCAAGGATGTCGCAAGACTAACCAGGACGCCATCGGCCAAGCCGAAAGAACAATCCCAATGGGCGATTTTCTCAACGTATAGGGATTTCGACGCCAGGTCACACGATCGGCAACGTGAGGCCGGAGATTACGTTGCACTCGCCGGCGACATCGACACCGGCAATCACGCCAAAGCCGAAATCACCAAAGCCATCCTCGAGGTTTGCGGTGACGTTTATTTCCTGGTCTACTCGACATCCGGATCAACCGCCGAAAACCGAAAGTGGCGATTCATCATTCCCGTTCGCGCCAATGTTCCTGGCGGTCGATACAGTGAAATTCAACGCGCGTTATTTGATATGATGGCCGATCGAGCCATCGAGTGCGATCGAGCCTTAACCAGGCCAGGGCAATGTATCTATTTGCCGAATGTTCCAATGGATAAACGCAACGCGGCGGCGATCCCTCACTTTTACGAATACGAGGTTCACAAAGGGCCAAGCGCGTTCGTTTGGGAAACGTCCGATGTGGCCGATCGGGAATATCAAAACACCCTGGCCGACCAGGAACGCGAACAAGCCGCGCTCGAGGCGGCAAAGAAACGCGCAGAGGAACGCAAAGACCCATTCGGGAACCAGGACACCGAAAGCGTTGTTGATGCGTTCAATGAGCGTCACACGGTGGCCGAGTTGCTCGAGAGGTATCAATACGCCAGGCTCGGACAGTCCGATCAATATCAATCGCGCTATCAATCGAGCGGATCATTCGCCACAAAGGATTTCGGCAAATATTGGGTCAGCCTCTCGGCATCCGATGCCAACAATGGCCTGGGGCGCGGCAAGGATGGATATTGCGCCGGCGATGCGTTCGATCTCTTTGCCCATTACGAACACAACGGCGATTTCGTCGATGCAGTCAGAAAATACGGCGAGGAAATAAATCCTGCCAGGCCAACCGCAGCGCAAGTTCTAAAGCCAATCCTGGGTTCCTGGGAAGGTGAGCCGCTAAATGAAACCTCACCAAGCGGATCGGGAGGAAACGCGCCTGGTGAGGCCAGCGGCATGGCAGTTGTCAATGGGTCTGGAGACCAGTTCAAACTGCACCGCATTTTTACCTTAGCAGATGCCGAGCCGGTTTTGAAATCCTCTTATTTGATTAAAGGATGGCTCGGCAGTTCACAGATGTCGGTGATCTATGGCCCCTCGAACGTGGGCAAATCGTTCTTTTGCCTGGATATGGCGTTCGCAGTTGCAGCAAATCAAGAATGGAACGGTTGCCGCGTTCGAGGTGGGCCGGTGCTATACCTGGCAACCGAAGGCGGTCAGGCGTTCAAAAACCGCGTTTATGCGCTGAGAAAGAACAAAGGCGTTTCCGATGCGCCATTGTACGTCAGGCCATCACCGATCGACCTATTGAGGGCCGAGGTTGATTTGCCGGCGTTGTCCGAGTTGATTAAAGAGATCACCGCCAAATCAGGCGAGATCGCTATGATCGTGGTCGATACGCTATCGAGGGCAATGGCCGGCGGTAATGAAAACGGGCCAGAAGACATGACCAGGTTCATTGGCAACCTCGATGTGTTGCGTGATCTCACCGGCGCACACATCATGGTTGTTCACCATTCCGGAAAAGATACCGCAGCCGGTGCAAGGGGGCATTCGAGCCTTAGGGCGGCCTCGGATTCAGAGATCGAACTCGAACTGGCCGATGGCGGGTTGAAGCTGGTTAAGACCACCAAACAGCGCGACATGGAGCCAAAGCCACCGCTCGGGTTCACCCTGGGCGTTCTCGAACTCGGCGAGGATGAGGATGGCGATCCGGTGACAACCGCGTTTATCGAGATCGCGGATCAGGCCGATGTTGATGACCTCAAACGATCGCGGCCAGGCGGTGACAATCAGATCGCGGTGATCGAGGCGTTCAAACAGTTGCGAAGCGATGGCGTTGGAATGGCAAACCCTGGCGGCACCGGATGGCCGGCACCTGGGGCGTTCTGGGCCATCCCCGAGGCCGACCTAAAGAAACACGCCAAGGGTAAATTGAGCGACAAATCCAACCCTGATTCGGCCTATTCGGGGGCGGTCAAATCGATGGTGAAGTCGGGATATATGGCGCGAAATGAGGGTTTTTTGTGGATTGTAGCCAAGGAAGGAATGGTCGGATAAACTACAAATGCACATATCAAATGAAAACAAACACTTAACCTTTGGAATCTGTAGTTTTTGTAGTCATTTGTAGTTCATTTGTAACAACTACAAAAACTACAGATCACCTTTAGGTGTCTGTAGTTTGTAGTTACCGGAATTTTTGTAGGAGAGAAGAACATGGAAAAACAGATCAGAGATCAAGTGATCGCAGAGGCGAAAGAACTCATCAACGGCGATCGGAGAGAGCAATACGGAGACAGCACATTCCAAGCGATGGCGATGATGTTTACCGCTTACCTGGGCGTCGAGGTGAAGGCGTACCAGGCGGCAGAGATGTTTGCGTTGGCGAAGATCGCAAGGAACCGGCACAAGCCCAAGTTGGATTCATATGTCGATGGCATCGGATACCTGGCACTCGCGGCAGAGGAGGCATTTGGAAACGATGCCGATCTGTGATAAATAAAAACGGGGGTGGGGGTATGCCTCACCCGCGCCAATTACTTCTGAGGGGTGGCCATGCGCGTTTCGATAAAGTCTGACATGAGGCGGTTCAAGAGAACGATGAACACCATCGAGAAAAAAGAGTTCCCGCTAATC